AACAAGTTCTTTAAGCGGATCATTCAGGCTTCCTCACTGACCAGTTCAGGACGTAGTTTCCTGAGTCGGTAGGTGCATTCATCTTTACTGTGAAACCAGTATTGGCTCTCGCCGTGATTATGCCCATCAAAAAGATAGGGTCGGCATCAGTCACGTTCTCAAAAACAAAGTTCGGGATGTATGCGGTATCGACCCATGGCGTACTAAATACGACCACTACTTCACCGTCACCATCACCGATCGATTCCCTACCGGCTCTGAATGCGAGGCTACCCGTGTCCGAGTCATACTCAGCATCTAGCTCACTGATGGCGTCGAGGAGGGTGTTGTTCTGAGTGACGACATTCGTGCTCGAGTAGGCGGGTTCTGAATCAAAGGCCGCGCCCGAGTTTCGGCCCGTGAACGCACCGAGACCATTGACCTCTCGCTGAACATTGATGACATCAGCACCGCTCTCTGGAAGCGGGCTTTCAAGATCGATTCTACCCGCTATTGAGGTGTCTTGAATACGAGAGGGAAACGCGGTGTTGAAGGTGGTCTGATTAGCGAACTGCCCGTTTGATACACTCATGGTCGCATCACTCCAATACCCTGAACTTCAAGATTCCTGTCTCGAAGAAGTTTGGAAGACCACGGCCGTATAGCTCTCTCAGTCGGTAGCCCACGCCCTTAGAATCTTCTGGTGTCTTATCTAGGAATACTTTGAAAAACTCCGATGGGGTATCCATGTCCGGCATGAATTCCATCTTTAGTTTCTGAACGCCGTACTGAAGGAATGCTTGGATGTCCTCCACCCCCGTCGGGTTGTTACGCACGATGCTACCCGTCACATCGAGAGAGGTGATCATGGTCAGGTTCATCTCGATGAATCGAACGGTGCCAAACCGAAACACTTGAACGTCTCCTGAAGCAGCTTCATGCACGGTGGCATCGGTCGCGCTTTGAAGATCTTCAGGGCCCACATAGCTTTGAGGAACGAACTGGGTGACATAGGCGAAACCGCTTGGGTTCTCGCTGGTGTAGGAATCATCACCCGTCTTATCGGCTGCAGTCGTGAATCCCAAGAGTGACCAGGCCGAGGTTCCCGCGTGGCTACCCGTGAGAGTGAGGAGTTCAAAGTTAGCCGAAGCCGAGATCGTGAACTGCCGTGTCGTTCGGTTAAAAGTCACCGCGTAGGTGAATGCACCAGCCGCATCAAGGGCACGCCTCACCTCCACGCCGTACTCTTCGGCGGTGTAGCTACCGACGTTCAACTCGGCAGTGAGTTCCCCCCCGCCTTCATCGAAGTCGATCCGGTTGTTCTCGTTGGTCACTTCATGGCCGTAGTAGAATACGCTATTCGTTCGGATACTCATGCGATGCCTGCCTGAACGATAGACTGCCCGTTCGATCTGAAGTTGTCATTGATCACTCGAGCGATCTCTAGACCCGTCTCGCGCTGATTAAAGACGTTGCCCTGCACGTTCACGACGACTTGGGTTTGGCGTTGTCTGACCTCGCCCTCCTCACCGTCGGTCGCGCCTGCGAGACCGGCTAGGCCTCCATCTGAGGAAGCGGCTACACCACCACCACCTGGGGCGGGGGCCGCTGGGGCGGTCGCTGCACCGGCTGCACCAGCCGCGCCTTTCAATACCCCACCCAAGACAGCGAGAGCCGCACCGGCCGCGATTAAGGCGTAGCCTCGAGGGTCACCTAAGATCGCTAGCGGGATACCTGTCGCGATAGCCCACGATGCGACCTGCAATGCGAGGTCACCCAAGACACCGAGGAATGCTAAACCGAAAGCCTTCAATGCGTTCTCACCCTTAGCTAGGGCAGATCCGAAAGCGGCGAAGGTGTTCACCATCCCGACTGAAATACTTTGTTGGAATTGTTTCCCGAGAGCGATCGCAGTTTGGGACATCGTCCCTGCAGCTTGCTTGAACCCCATAGCGAACGACTGGAAGAAGTTCGGATCTGGCTTCACTTGAACGGCATCTGAGATCGCTTGGAACTGCGCCTTCAAGGGGGGCTTCACCTGCTCAGCGAACTGAGCCGTCTTATCCAGGAACCCCTGAACGGTGCTCGAGACTTCAAAGTCAAAAAGGCTACTCACCGAGTTCGAAGTATCCTGAGTCATCGTCCCGAGAGCAGCTGCCTGAACTTCTTGGATGTCTGACAGACCCTGTTGAAGGGACGCGATGGAGGTGTCGACAAAGTTCTTTATCGATGCGCCGAGATCCTTGTCGATGATCGAGACTAGCGAACCGAGCACCGTCGATTGAAACTCGAGGATAGGCTTCGCGATCTGAGTGACGATCGCCTCATTGATCGTGAACATGATCGTCGTCAAACCCTGAAACGCGGTCGCTAATCCCAGGATACCCGTCTTGATCAGTTTGAATCCGAACTCGAGAGGGGCCACGACGTAGGTGGTGAAACCCGTGCCGAACTCAACTAGAGCGAGCAGGGATTCCTTGATCAAGTCGCGACCTTGAGTGAAAGCGGTCAGTTCCTTAAGCGCGTATGAGAACCCGTCACCCACCTGCCGGATGATCGCGATCATGGTAGGTGACTTAATAATCACGTCACCCACGACCTCTAAGATATCTCCGAAGATGTTTTTCGTTTGAGTCAGTGCGCCTTGAAAGGTCTGTGCTTGGGCTTGTGCGAACCCCCCGAACCGCTGTTCTAACTGGGCGAGCGCCACGGCGAAGTCTCTGGCGTTATCGCCCGTATCCTTTACTTGTATCCCGTAGCGACTGAGTGCGCCTACGTTCCCGGCAGCGGCCTTGCCGACCAGGTTAAATGCCGTATCGACATCCATTCCTAAGGCCGCGGCGAGATCAAGTGATGCCTTCGTGGCACGGTCTAGCTCGGGGCCTGCTATCCCCCCCAGTGTCGTGATGAGAGCAGCACCCTTCACGATGACTTCATCGCCAGCGGTCGTCACCGACTGAAGGGATGATGCGAGATCTTGGATATGCTTAGATGCTTCCTCTGAATAGTTCCCGTTCAAGGCGAGCGCGATATTCAGACTTTGAATCGCCTCTTCCTGTTGGCTCGCTGCAGAGATCGCTTCCTTGAGAGTGAACGCGCTACCGATAGCAGCGGCAGCGGCAACGAAGGCAGACTTGATACTGAAGACGCTTTTCAACAAACCCTTTTCAAGGTTGTTACCTAAGCCTTCACCCGACTCCTTGCCTTTAATCTCAGCTTCTTTTTTCGCCTTAGCTAGATCAGATACGAACTGTTGTAGCTCGAGCCTAATCTCTGTGACGATCTCATTTGCCATGGATCACCGCCGCGATACGAGATGCTAGCTGTTCAGTCGTGAGTTTTTCAGTCGATTCATGGGTCTTGGGATACGCGGCCTTGTGAAAGGCGCGGTGAGTTTTTTGCCGGTCGCTCGAACTCATGTTGGGATATGTGACAATCTTTAGCTGCACCAGCGCCTCCTGTGCTTCCAGCATCGTGATCGCATGCCAGTAACTATTGTACTCATCCCAACTCAGTTGACTGACCTCCTGTGGACCCCACCCGTAGAACCTAGCAAGCTTCGCTTTCCGATATTGGATATCGGTTAATGGTCCTTTTTTTTTGGAGTCATCACAGTGAGGATCGCCTGCAACTGGTCATAATCCAGCTGCTCAGCGAAGGACTGTTCTAACCCGCATCGAACTAAGTGAAGGATGATCAGCTTAGTCGCACCTGGTTTGTCACCCAGAGCCTGGAGTGATTCTTCGAATTCACTCTGTGCCCCGATGGTAGGCATGGACATCTTGTGTTCCTTGCCTTCAAACTCAATGACGATTTTCTTCGATGCGGGTAAAACCAGTTTTTCCATAAACTATCTGCCGTCTCCAATTGCGAAAAGGTCGATCTCTTCAGGCCGTGTGGCATCATGAAAGCATCGGAACTCGACCGTGACAAGCTTTGGATTCTCACCCGAGTGAACAATCGAGTTCAACATTGGATAAGCTTTCCAGACGTTGAAGTCGTTGGTCTTGTCAGTGAGAGCTAGACGCGATGGATGCAGAGTCAACTGTTGAGAGTCGGCAAGCATCGAGAGGAAGTTCTTCGTCTTGCCCCATCCAACCATAGCTCCTACACCCTGCTGCGAGACGGCGATCGTAAAGCCCGTGTTGAAGTCGACTGCATCGGTCGTGGAACCGTTGGCTGCATTGGTCACCGTGACCACCGCACCAGACGACGTTGCAACATAACCAGGAAGCGCGTCGAGAGCAGCGGCTACGGCTGTTGCTACCTGAGTAGCGGTAGCGCCAACCGCGATATCGACCGCAACACCGACCTTGCCAGCTGGAGCAGGGTCAACACCCGCGTTGTTCACATCGATCCAGACGTAGTGCGCGATAGCGTCCACAGCGGTATTGATCAGGAAGTATTTGTTATTCAAGCTGCTCGCCACATCGGCAACACAAGTGACGGATGTGATCTCAGGCTGAGGCACTGCTTCAGCACCACCTGCAGTCAGGATGTCAGTGATCTTAGCAAGGGTCGTTTCCTTGAGAGTCACCGAGAGGGAAAGGTTATTCCCGGTGCGGAATGCATCGAGGAGGTTCGTTCCTTCCTGATGCGCGGTGATGTCGACCGCTTGTTCCTCAGGCGCTACCTCAATATCACCATCGGTGAAACCGAGATCTTGGCCGCCCCAGTATACTAAGCAGGGTTCGATCTGAATATTGTTCACGTTGCCCATGGCAATGCCTCCTTGTTACCTTGTTGAGATGATCACATGCGCTGTGAAACTCATCTGAATCACTAGGCCATTATCGTTCGATGTGTCGAGCGGTTCGATGGCCATGTTATCGAAGCGCACATTTTTAATACCCAGTTGAGTAGTTCTATTCCCCGCTGAAAGTATGTCGGCTAAAACAGTATCAGCGAGTTCGGTCGCTCTGTCTACGATCTCATTCGGATACCGATCCGGTTGCATGAAGAGTCGGATCAAAAAACCTGAGTCGATATCTTGGTTGTCTTGGTTGTTCTGAATCCCGAAAGCAGGGAGGAACTCGACGTGGAAATATCGGTCGAGATTGGTCCTGGGAATGTTCTTCCAGCTGACATCATTCCACTCCTCGCGGCCGGTGCTAGCGATCACTCGTTCGCGAGCGTAGGTTCTGACAGCTGAGAGGCTCATCGGCGCATCACCCTGCAGGTTCGAACGTCTAAGGCCTCGGTCAGATCTGCCGTTCCGTCGCCGTTAGTATCCAAGCGAACGATAGCGCGGTTCCTGTAGAAGAGTTCCTTGTCGCCGTACTTCTTCGCCTTGAGAGCGAATACATCATCGACAGCGTTAGACACGCCCTCCATAATCAGACGCAGTGCGATGAAGAGAGACCATTTAGACACGTCGGTGGTCGAGATCAGATCATCGGCAGTGAAGGGCCTACGGTTGTCATTCACGAAGGCTTCCTTGTTCAGGTAGTCCAAGATCTCTTTTTGGGCTGCTCGATGAACGCTTTTAAAGGAAGCGCGCCCCCGAGGAACGTACTTCATGATGTCAGGCTCTCGCTCGACTAGCTCAGGGTCTGTTGAGAAAAGGTTATCCTTAGCAGCTGAGACAACGGTGATGGTCTTCGAAACTACCTCGGTATCATTGATTCGGACGCTGACCGTGAAGTCTTCTTCAGGATCGTTTACCGGATCGGTCATCGTATACTGCCAGTCGAGATATTTCTGGGTAGTGACTACCACCCACGACCCTGCAGCCGTAGGCCTGATCTCGATCTTCGTGATGGTGCTACCACTACCGTAGGACTGCGATGCGTCTAAGCGCGTCTTGTCGTGTTCCTGAACTACTTTTTCCAGGTCGAGGATAGGGAATATCATGACGGCATTGTGTCCTCTCGAAAATGAGTTTGGCTAGCAGGAACTATTCTACACATTGGTAGTCCCATTCGTAGGTGGTCGCTGCAGTATCTGCGTTCACAAAGTTCATGGAAAAGTCGGCCGTGGTCTTGGTCAGGTATGCGTTAACGGATGCGACGGCGGCATTAGAGTTGGATGCCGAGAACACGCACCGAGGCGCGGCTGAGTAGCTCATGTTGAAGTCGACCTCACACTGAACCCCTGAAGCCCATGCGCCGCTCCCAGTGGTGAGTGAGACGGTGCCAGCTGTATCGGTGCCTGAGACTGAACACGTCGCGCCAGTGCCTGCATTAGCGTTCACCGTGGTAGTAGGCGCCGTGGTCTGAGTGACCCCGATGTGGCCGTCGTGAACCAGTAGCTTTGTGTTACCGGCCGTAGTCGTCACACCAAGCGAGAGACGACCTAAGGTGTTCTGCGCCGTGTAGTCCATGTTCTTAATAAACCAACAATCGGTCGCACCCGAGCAGAACGATTGACCAAGCTTGTCTGAGTCGAGGAGGCCGATTCGTGTCGGGTTAATGGCGCTCCCGCCAAACGAGGGGAGCCCAAGAATCTCAAGCACGCGATGCTCAGTAACCGTGCCGCCTGATACTCCTGTGGGTGTCGCTGTGCCCACTAAAAGCGAAGTGACCATTGGTACTGTTTTACCCGTATCGATCTGAAGCTGAGAGATCGCGCCGACCATGTTGGTATTCAAGCCAAACGGACCCGTGGCGATGTCGTCGTTCACGATCAGATTCGACTGGATGAAGGTAACAAACTGGTCAGTTCCGGTGAGAGGCGCCCCCGCTTGCACGGTCGAGTTCATGAAGAACCCATTCCCAATCTCAACAGGTACTCCACTGAAAGGGGTATAGCTCCCGAAGATGCTATTGATCCCGCCTTGAGAGTTGATCCCGTAGACGTGCTCACTCGTGGAGCTAGAGGTCGCGTTGTTCACGTCGATTCTCAGACCCCCGACTGAACCCGTATGAGCCCCTCCGACTGAGATATTTGCGCCCGTAGTAGTCGCGGAGTCGCCGTCGATCTGTACGTTAATCCCAGTCGAGTCCCCGGTCATGTCTGCTTGGTTGGTGAGGCTGAGACCAGAAAAGCTTTTACCCGTTCCCGAGTTGTTACCGCTAAAGATGCGGAGATCATTCGTCGTGCCGGTCAGGTTGTTCTGATTGTTGAAGATAAACCCGTTCAGGCTTCCATCGATCGTGCCGTTGTTGAAGCTTGCATCGTAGGCGACATTATAGCTGTCTCCATCCCCGATATCAGTGGCATTCGCGAACACTCCAAAGCCCGTGAAACCATCCCCTACGGTGCCGTCCAAAAACACCTGAACCCCTGAGGCGCCTCCAGCGATATCTGCATCACTTCCCACGCTGAGACCGGAATAGTTCCCCCCCACGGTTCCATCTAAGAACACCTGCGCCCCGGCCGCGTTGCCGCTGATATCCGCTTGAGACCCAAGGCTAAGCCCTGAGTAGTTACCTGTGACGGTACTTCCTGAGTTCACGAAGCTAGAGATCATGGTCAGACCGCTGAGAGAGTCGCCCTCTCGGTTCAGCTGGATCATAGAGTTAAAGCCAGCGACTTCACCCCCGTGATAGATCTGCAGGTCCGTCGAACCGGCTCCGACCACGGTGTTGAGATTCGTATTCAGGTTAATCCCGGTGTAGTTCCCGGTCATTTCACCTGATAGACCGCCAGCGAGCAGGTTCACGTTGTTGACCGTAGCGCCTGGCTGGATGGTGATGAAACCGTTCCAGATTCGAGCGAGTTCACTGACCGTGCCATCTATATTCATCGATGTGTTGAAGAGGTGCGGATAATCGACGGTCCCACCAACATACACCGAACCCGAGTAGAGATCCGCGTCACCTACATCAACGCCAGAGTCGAGATTCACGCTCCCTGTATAGGCAGTCATTCCATTGGAGACGTGCCCACCGCTGGCTCGCGTCTCAGCTTTGAAGACCGAACTCCGATTCGAGCTATTGGTCCCACCGCCCGCGCCGAGAGCAACGCGAGAGAACGTGTGAGTAACGTCGCCTAGAATCTCGCTCGCATCGGTCTGTGAAATAATCGACTCGGTCCCTGTGATGGATTGGTAGTCTTGTGTGCCTGCTAGCTGGAAGATCTCGTTTCGACCATAGAAGTAGGTATCAGTCAGGTCATTCGTTCCAGAAACGATCTGGGTGATTGAATTTAAAACGTGGCTTTGAGTCGATCCGGTGTCGGTCGCCACATAGATCTGGCTCACATCCGAACCGCCGTAGGTGTTGCGGTCCCACTCGGGGATGGGGGAGAGAACACCCGAGCCATTGAAGTAGGCGAACTTGTTCGGCGTCCCACCACTGACTGAAGATGCGGCGAGCGTGCCTGTTGTCTCAGTCGAAAGATCAACTAACCCCACCGAGAAGACACCGAGTGATGATGCCTTGCATACCCCGCCTGGTGCGAGGCCTGGGACGATGATGGTGCCGTCGTTTAGGAAAAGGGCATCACTCCCGTTCCAGATCACGGGGGGGCCTGCATACGCTACTGAGAGGAGGAGGCTACTTAAGAAAAGTAACACTGAGTTCTCCCTTGTTAGCGGTAGCATCGACCGCCTTGATCGAGACCCTGCTACCCGCATCGATGCCTAGATTTATAAGCCCGTTCCCCCCAGGAACAATATAGACCGTGTCGACCTCACTGGCGGGTGCCCCTACGGCTAGGTAAAGCGTCCTGCCCGAACTATCGAAGATGTAAAGTTGAGTCACGTCGTCGGCAAGTGATGCGACTATCTGAGTGTATGCCGAGGTAGTGACCGGCGTTCCCGTGTAGACGTGTCTGGCTAGTTGAACAGATTCTTTGGCACCGCCGATGCCATTGATCGCATCGATGATCTCATTCTGAAGGGTAGCCGTAGCAGCATCGGGGGCAAGAGACGTGGGTCTGACCTTGATCCGATACTCTGCTTTACTCCCAGGCGTCTCTTCTTCGTGAGACTTCCTCAAGGCTTCAATGCCTTGATCATCCACGCTCGCTAGCAAGCGCACGGGTACGAAGGTGAGGAATAAAAGAACTAACAGGATTCTGAGAATCACATTCCCCCCCTTATTCAAGGCGAACCGACTTCACATCAATGCCATCGTTGTCTGGTGGGATGAACCATAGGGTCCATCGTTCACCATCCCAAACGGGTGCCCCATAGATCTGCACGCGACACGGCAGTCTGGATAAAAAGAATTGAATGACCTCCGGCTCCTTCGCCTGAACGAACCGGAGCCGGGTAACTTGAGGTATCGCCATTAGGAAGCCAGTTCAGCCACCGTAGGCGAGATTGCAGGTGCGAGAACCAGGTCATCGGTCTCCACTGCAGCGGCTGGATAATTCGAATAGGTGAGACCACCGACAAGCGAGAGGCTCACATTGAGAACAGCGGACACGTTGCTTCCAGGATGAACGATCATGATAACCCCCTTAGTAAAAAGGCCCGAGGCGCAGTTCGCCCCGAGCCTCATGTGGTTTGGTCAGGGCGACTTATTTGAACAGGTAGCCTTCGAGAACAACCTGAGCCTTGCCTGCAGAGCTAGCGGTCGTGACGTTCAACTTCACTTCCTTGCCAGCTGCAGCGTAGTACTTAGCGCTTGGAACGACATAGATGTCGGCCGCGTCGGTAGCACCAGCGGTCTGAATGCGGAGATAGGAACCAGCTGCTTTCGCATCCCATCCATACATTCCAGGAGTTCCGAGAGTGACTGCAGAGTTCGAGATGAAACCAGCGGCCGCGTCGTCATCGCCTACTTCGAACGCCGTGGTGCCAGCGATGGCAGTCAAGACAACCAGGTATGCTTTTTCGATAGTGACACCTGCAGGGATAGCCCAGAGGTCGGCATCGACCAATGGCATAGCGTTATCGGCGCTAGAACCATCGGCTTTACCTTTACCACCGTGTTCAAGGTGAATGACCTTAAGGAATTTTTCGCCTTTGAAACCACCGGCTGCATGAGCACCCTGAGTGATTCCGAGAGCGAGGATGGCTAGTGCCAAGATTCTGAAGATTTTCATTTTCGTTTCCTCGTAAAGTTTTGAGGTGGGCGAGAGGCTAACCCCTCACCCACCAGAGTTTATTAAGCGATCGTGACAACACGAAGGCCATCAGTTTGTTTCAGACCGAAGAGGGTATCGACGTTCACGCGGGATGCGCGCTTGCCGTCTACACCCAGGTCGTAAACCTGAACTGCCATGCCCTGTTGAGCAGCCATCTGCATGTAGGAGTAGTGGAAGAAATGCGCCACGTTGCCGACGAGAGTCGTCATGTGAGGCATGAATCCCAAGAGACCTGCAGGCACCTGTCCAGTAGACAGAGGCGCACCCGTGAGGAGGAAGTCACTCGAAGTGAATCCCACGATGTTGAAGATGTCATTGGTCTGAGCAGAGCCCAGAACCATGTGACGTCCGGCAGCTGGAACATTCTGAGCATCGAGGAGTTCTTTAGCTTCCAAGATATCAGCCAAAGCAAGAGTCGTTCCGCTGTCGTATGCGATCGAGTGATCAGGTGCCGAAGCGTTAGGAATCGTTGCAGCGATGATCATCTTTTCAATCTTTTTCAAGACCGAATAGATGGCCAAGTCGCGAAGCTTATCCATGTGAGGAATCGACTGAAGAATTGCTTTCTTCGTGACGATATAATCCTTCACAACGCGACTGTTCACAACCAAAGGTTGGGTCGTGAAAGTGATTGCAGCTGCATCAGCGCGGCCTTCTTCATCCAAGAGATCGCCATCAGAAAATTCCGGTGCAGATGGGATGTGAACGGTATCGCCGAGATCCTGAATTTCGCCTTCGTATTCTTTGGAAACGACCGATGCGAAAGGGAGTTCAGCTAGCAGTACTTCGTAGAACTTCTGGCTCCATACCTCGGGAACGATAGCATTCATGCTCCCTTCGGTGCTCATGATTTGATCCATTTGAATCCTCCGTGTTCAGCGGAAACTACCGCTTTTGAGTTTGAAACTGCTTCAGCAGCTTATGATAAGTCGACATGTCCCCGGTTTTTTTGCCGTCTCTCTCGGCGTCCATAACCATCTTTGCGGTGACAGTGCTCGGGTTGTCTTGAACACGTTGGCCGGATGCATTCACGTTGGGTGCAGCTGGAGTTCCAAACCAGTGAGGCTTAGTACTCTTGATGCGCTCCGCGAAGACATCCACGCCGAGGACATTAATCTTGCCCGTACTAGTAGTTTCAATTCGAATGTCTTCTAAGTCAAGGCTCTCGAGATCAGACAAGGCGGCTGGAAGAATCCCAAGCGCCTGGGTCTTCGCCATGAGCGCGTTGTATTTTTGATTATTGAGGAACGAATCCTGAAGCTTCTTTGCTTTCTCGGTGGCCTCTTTGGCTTCACGTTCCTTGGTCTCAGCGTATTCCTTCCACTGATTCTCAGCCTTCATCTTCGCGTCACGCTGAGCAGTCTGTTCAGCACGAAGAGTTTCAGCTTCCTTTTTGAAACGATGGAGGTCATCGAGCGCACGCTGAAGGTCTGCTCGAGATACGACGTCTGTCGTGGTGGTGGCAGCACCCTTTCCGCTCTCTTCTTTGGTTTGGGTTGTAGTCGTAGTTGCGCCTGCAGGTGCCTCAGTAGTTGCACCCGCAGTAGTCGTTGCTTGTTCACTCATGGTCAGATCTCCATGCAGGCACCGCCTGCGTTGGTGAGAGCACCGCTCTCGGTTAATGACAATGAGTTGAGGCTACTTGCTTTTATTCGATTGTCGAATGAGAAGTGAGAGCCTCTTCTTAAAGGTATCACGGATTTTGCGCATGATGGTGACGGCGAGCTCTTCACCGTCTTTCGGTGTATGTTGCCTCATTGGCATGTTGTCTGTTCCGTTGTTGTGGGCTTCGGCGTATTTCATGACTTTTTGAGGGGCACCAGATACGCCAACTTTGATTCCATTTTTGCCGGAATTTTTCCATCCGTAAAACGATAACATCTTGCCACTTAGATAGAGGTTCACGGGACGGGCCGACTTTAAGTCACCAGGATAGTCTTTTCTGTTTTTATAAGCATCAAAGCGCCTTCTTCCCCGTACTGGTGATGTTCCTTGGGAGATCATATTCTTTGCCTCTTGAACGACTACGTCTCCTAGTTCCTGTTTTGTTTTTGGATCAAAGGCTTTAGGGACAAGACTAATAATAGCCCAACTTGCTTTGACCTTCACTTTAGCCATCACGCCTCCTCATCTTTAATTGCGTCAGCGATGATGCGTTCGATCTCTTTTCGGATGCTTGGTTTGAAGCTTTGGCCCTCGCCTGGGATTGTCCTTCGTGTCGGAATGGGTGAGTCACCCGAGAGGTTAGCGTGCCCATCTGCTTTCCCGGCCTGCTTACCAAACCACCCTATTTTGATAGCATCTTCATCATCACCATATCTACGCTTTAGAGCATCGAGCAGATCACCCTCAAAGGTCAGATTAGGTTTCCCCCCCAAGCCCTCTGATTCTTTATACTGGCGATAAGATTTTGACAGCTTAGGAAACGACTCACCCGCAACGATGCTTTTTGCGTCTGATGCGGCTAAGAGGATCTGCTCGATGAGGTAGTCACCCACATCGGCCCTAATCTTCTTCTTCACCCTCAGAGGCAGATCCAGCCCCTCCGTTAGGCTGATCGTCGAGCTGGTCTCCCCCGAACTCCCGACTGCTTCCTTCACTTGAATCTTGATCTCGGGTTTCGCCATTGAATCCCCCTGTTACTGCAACCATAGCCGCTGCCTTTTCCTCATCGATCTCGGCAATCTTTTTGATGGCCGATTCGAGAGATAGGCTTGGATCATCCCGCATGATGATGTCAACGCGGGTGTTCAGCTTCATGTCGAGCCGCTTCTTGTAGACGTCGAGGAGTTCGCTCTCACTCATGATGGGCTTAGGCGATGGGAACTTGACCTGAAGATTCTTCTTCACGTCCTTAGGAATCTCCATCATCTGAGCACCTTCAGTGAGCGACTTCGATGCCTTGTAGGCGTCTTGCCATTTGCGGGCGAGATCGAACACTTCGGGTTCAGCCTTCACGAAGATCTGGGATTGTTCCCCGATGTCCTCAATGCTTTCAGACTTATCGATCATGAGAGCGATGCCTGAGGCGAAGTCCTTCCCGCCTTGCATGGAGACCGAGAACCCAGACGTCGATAGGTTGTTGGTCGAGAGCATGAGAGCCACCGACATCTCGGCGTTGGATCTGAGTTCCCCTAGCTGAGGGTTCGCGTTCAGGTAGCCGATCGTCGGATCGGGTTGGTCCTTCGTGTGCTCAAGTTGAACGGCTACGTTTGGACCGACCTTCACCGACTTAGGAAGACCCTCGCCGGTCATGTAAAGTTGGCCATGCCCCTGGGCGAGACCGATGTGGTTCAGGTTTGAGATCTGGGTATTGATCTGAATGCCGGTATCGACCAGGTCGTATCCGCCTTCAGCCCAGAAACATCCGTCTTGTTCGCCCGTAAAGTTCACGAACGGAATGGTCAAGATGGGATTGGTTCCCGGCCCATCACTGATCACCTCGCCTCGAGCGTTCGTGGTGAAGTGATAACTTTTTGACCACCAGATATATTCTTTCTTCGAATCGGCGGCATTGAATATCGCGGGCTTAAAGAAGCTATAGATCCGGGAGAACACCTGCCTGATGTTGGAATCGTTGCTACCCCGGTTAGCGAAGGCAGCATCGATGATCGAGAACACGGTGGGCCGAGTAGCGTCGTAGTCGCTGAGCACGATCGCTAGAGCCTTGTGAGGGTTCAGGGCATCCTCGACGGCGTCGTAGTGGAAGGGTGGCTTCACCTCGATCGCGATGTCATAGAGCCCCTCGTTGTGAAGGGGTTTCACGAATACGAGTGTGTTCAAAAATGCACGGTAGTACTTATTGCATTTTTTCATGGCGGTCGTCATGTCGAGATACTTGGCTGCTTCCTCGACTTGCTTCGTGCCTTGTTGGTCTTCACCCATCGAACGGATGACGCCGTTTGAGTAGACCTTCGCTAGCTTGTTGATCACCTTTTTGAAGATCGAAATATTCGTGATGTGAGGTGTCATCTCGTAGACGGTATCGGCATCGAACTGTCTCGAGATCGACTCATAGACGTAGTTGATGGTCTTATCCTTGAGACACTCATAAGCTTTGAAAGCCTGGGCTTTACGCCGCTGGTTCTCATCTGACTCAAACTGTTCAATGAGTTTGAGGCGAACGTCCTGTTTCAAGATCTCGTCTTCAGACATGATTCTCATCATCTGTATTTCGTGCTCCTAGATAGAGGCTTATTCCCTGACAACGGGAACTCGATGTCAATAAAGTAGTCCATCCCATCGGACGCGTGAGTCAGTTTAGGATTCGTTTTAATCTTCTCATAGGTGGCCTGATCTTGGGCGACTGATTCAAGATCCTTTTTCAGAGCCTTGCATGTGACGGGGTTAATCTGGATATGCCCACGCGAGAGCATGTTACACACCGCGAGTTGACGCTTTCTGAATTGAGGGGCAGCGGTCCTGACCTTGATGCGGTGCCACCCATGTTGTTTCAGGATCTCATTATCGGGGGGGCCTTGTGTGCTTCG